TGTAGCACATCCAGTAAATAGCTGAAGGCGCTGTTACTGCTGCTTTGGGGCCAACCAATCCTGTTCCTTCGTTTACTAGGTTTACTGCAAAAGTAAAAGGTGGTCCAACAAACTGCATGCTGTATAAAGCAGTATCAGTCCATACAAGTATCTCTTGCCTTGATTTAACAGCTCCAATAATAGATGAGCCAGATGATAATCGTAACGAACCGGCAGTATTAGTAATTGTTGGCTCAAACTCTAAATTATTTTCTTGATCAGAAAAAGCTATAAGCATCGGATCTACTGTACCGGTTCTAGCTGTACCTGCATCATTTAAAGGATCTGCTCCTAATACAATTAAATGTCTGTCTTTTTCAGAGGTAATAACTTGTAAGCCTACGGTTGGAACTAGATTGGCTCCTGATATACCGGACATATCTACAGCTCTGGTTTCAACTCCATTGTTTTCTGTCCATTGATAAATACCACCACCTCTAACATTCATTATTAGATTTTCGCCAAAGTGATCATGCGTCCAGAGTCTTAACTGGTTTGTTACAGATAAAGCTGTAGCAGATCCAAAAGTTCCTTCGCCCCAGCCGTTTAGACCCCACCCAGTACCAGGGACATATACATCTAGTCCTACGTTTATTTGATAAGTTCCTACGGTACTTGATCCACCATTTCCTGTATCACTTGAGTTTGCTGTTACGGTAGCTCCGCTAGTATCTTTTGCTGTAATTGTGTAGGTGTTGGTTGTTACTGATACAATTTGATATTCTTGATTTAAAACATCTGCTGTTATATTGCCACCCAAACTTACAGCTCCGCTAAAAGTAACAAAGTCATTCATTACTGCGCCATGCGCAGTATCACTTACAGTAATAGTTGAAGATCCATCTGTTGCAGAAAAAGTAACATCTCCTGCTGCCGTAGTAGTTCTTATAGGGGTAACGTCGTTAAAGTTAGAGCCTTCTTCTATATAATATTTCCAAGTAGTACCAAGTCCTAAATACTTGGTACCACCCAAAGAGACCCAAGGATGTAAGGCTCTACAAGTTCCAAGAAAACTATTGGGAGTATTTTTAGTCCATCCGCCAAATTTTTCTGGATATCCTTTTCTAAAACGAACTAAGTTGACGTCAAACCAACCGCCCTCGTTACTATAATCGGTACCCTCTCTGTTGATACCTGGGTTAAATACTGCTTTCTGTAAGGTCATTTAAAGGCTCTAATTCTGGTATTTTATTTATTGTTAATAAAGTTTTAATCAAAGACTCTTTTGAGTCAATATCTTTTAATTTTTTTGCTGTCTTTGCATACTCTGTTTGGTTTCCATCTTCTGTATAAGGAATAAAGAAAACCTTATCAATAGGCAAGGCAACAAGGCAAAACATATCTATTTGCCCGTTTCCATATCTTACCATTTTATTTTGTCGAATGTTATCTTGCGTTCTTTTGCTGGTTCGTATTTCCCAACGATAATAATCAGCTCCCCTGCGTTTATAGGTGCTGTTTGTAGTTTTTACTTGTACTTTATAGAGTTGACCTTGATGATCTAAAATTAAATCGGAACGATGCCCTGCTGGAGCTAAAATAACAGAGTCGCAATATCTCATCAAATATGACGCTGCCAAATATTCACCTGCTAACGCAATACGCGTTGTAGCATGTGGCATTTTATCTCCTTATATTTTTCCCCACTCCTTGCCTTCAAATAGTAGAGATTCTGCGTTTCTTCTCCTTACCAAACCTTCTAAAACCTTTCCGCCTGCTTTATTCCATCTTTGCATTTGCGCAGGCACTTCTTCGTATTCTTTATTATTTAAAACTTTTAACATCGTAGACGCTTTTAAATTAGCTGGACCAAGATTAAATACCCAAGATACTAAAGCGTCGAATTGATTTTGGTTTAGATCTACCTCAACCAAATCGTTTATATACCCCTCGTATTCTTCCATTTCTTCTAATAAAAGATGATCAGCCTCTTCCTGAGTTATAGTATCGCCTTCTTTTACACCTTTAGTAGAACCATATCCTATAGTCCAAACTCCTGCTGCACATTTATAAGCTTCAAGCTCGCAGCCTTCAAACTTTTTAATAAGGCAAAGACCTTCTTGAGATATATTCATATTAGTCTCCTTTGTCGCTTGAGTTAGAAGCTCCAAAATAAAATGAAATGATTGCACTAGCCAGCCCACCTAAATATCCTAATACTAAATTAATTAAAGCTTCTGAGTTTTGTTCTGGCGGTTGTAACGTAACCAAAAATATATAACCTAAAAAGCCACCTATAGTTGCTATACCAATTATTCTTGCAGTCCAATCTTTTGAAAAGTAACCTCTAGCGTTTTCTTTTTCTTTTGCTTCTAAAGCAAAGATATCAACCTCAAGCTCTTTCATTTTTATTTCAAAATCTTTTTCAGCCTTTTTAAGCTGTAGCATTTGTTCTGGCGTAGCGTTTTGAATTGCTGCTTCAATAGACTTTGGATTATTAGGAACTCCCAAAACCTCAGATATCATATTGGCAGCCATACCGCCCATAGGTCCACCCAAAGCTGTACCAAGTGTAGGAGCTACTGCGCCTACAACGTTTTTTAATAATCCTTTAAATTTCATAGTAAAACAGATACTAAGGCTATAGTTAAAGCACCTATAAATCCAAATACTCCGAAGGTTGTCATTTTAATTGTATTGTTAATAGAAGCTATTTCGCTTTTTATCTCAGCAAATTCGTTGAACGCTGTCTTCCAACGCTCAGAACATTGAGCCTCATGCTTGGCAAGATCCGCCGCTACAGTTAGTGTGGTTGGTCTTTTTGTCGTCATTTATATAGTATAAACCTTTAACGGTTTCTTTTTTCCTTTTACGTATATTTTTTTATGAAAAACACCATTTTGCGTTTTCTTAATTGTAGCCTCGCCAATTAGTATGTCAACACCAGCTTCTTTTGTTGCAGACTCAAGACGTGCTGCTGTATTTACCGCGTCACCTATAGCCGAATAATCAAATCTAGTATCACTACCCATATTGCCAATAACTGCATATCCGGTATTTACGCCAATACCAATTTCAACACCGAGATCGGCCATTTTAATTTTATCTTGTATTTCTTTTGCGCAAAGAACCGCAGCCATTTCATGGTCAGGTATATCTATAGGTGCGTTAAATATTGCCATCATCGCATCACCAATATATTTATCCACCATACCATCATAAAACTTAACTGTATCTGCTTGAATCGTTAAAGCCTTATTCATAATCTTGGTTACTTCTTCTGGTTCTAGTTTTTCTGATAAAGATGTAAAACCTCTAACGTCTGTAAATAAAAATGTGCAATATTTTTTCTCGCCTCCAAGTTTTAGTAACTCAGGATTGTCTTGTAATTGCTTCACTTGTCTTGGATCCAGATAATGTTCAAACTGTTTTTTAATCTCTTGACGTAGTTTATATTGTTTTTTGTAGTTTATGTAGAAAGCAACGGTAGAAGTTATGATTTGAGATATAAAAGTCCATGAAAAATCCAATAAAATGCCCTTCTGAATGCTAAAAACGCCTGAGAAGCCCGTGGTGAAAAGCAAAATTACAGCAATACTTAGACCCTTAACCACACCAAGATAATTGATTGTGAGCCACGTCAGGGTGACAAAAATTCCCAAAATTAAAATTTCGGCTGCCAAATGCCATTCTGGTATTCTTGGAGAGTTTTGAATAAGAATTGACTCAGATAATGCTGCTTGAATTTTATGTGGCTCTAATAATCCTGCTGGAGTTGCAACTTGAGGCATAATTCCAGGAGCAGTTATGCCAAGAAAAACAAACTTACCCTCTACATTCATTTCTTGTAAATTAGTTTCTGGAGTTTTTACCCAACTAATCCACTTACGACCAATACTATCAGTTTTAACAGGAGGCAATCCTTGAACAGTAATTTCTTCAATACCAAGTTCGTTGGTTTTAATGATATAAGTTTTTGCACCCGCTAAGCTTTTTAATACTTCTGTACCAAAAGAACTTACATATCCATCTGGAGTTTTAAATAATAATGGTATGCGTCTAACTAGATTATCAAGATCGGTGGGTGCAGCAGATATACCTTCTTGTATATAGTCGTTTCTAAGGCTGTGAGTATTCTGTACCACACCCTTTACCAGCATACCACCAACATCAGGTCCTTTAATGACCGTACCAACTGTTTTTGGGTATATTTGATTTGGGTATTCAAATGAAGCCAAAATAGATGTACCATATTTTAAGGACTCTGCAAAAAATCTATCGCCCCCAAATCTATCGGGATGCGGAAAGCTAACAACCCAACCTACACCCAAAGCACCTTTTTCTATTAGTTCTGCATGTATATTACCAAGTCTTTGTCTGGGTATAGGCCAACCGCCTTCTGCGTCTATATCTTCTTCGGTAATATTTAAAATAGTAAAGTAGCCAGATGGTTCTGGCGTTTGAACAAAAGCGTCAAATATTTTTAGTTTTAATATTTCGGTAGGCGTACTTTGAAATACTAAGGGCAATCCCAGTATTATAAGTATTGGTAATAATAATTTATTCATATTATTTATTAATTACTTTGGGTTATTTTTATCGTACTACCCGTTCCTCCGTTTACTTTTATTATTCTAGATACGCCATCTTGAATAAAAATAACAGTATAGCTACCAGATGAATCTATATCTACTCTAGCAGTATCGCTAACGCTTCTCATCAAAGTAAGTATTTCTCCTGTTACGTAAGATGTAATCTGCGTATTTAAGTCCTGGCCTAAATTAGTACCAACTAAATTTATAGATGTGGCGTCTTGAGCCAGCTGATCTTCTTGTTTTATTTCTTGTAAAGCATCTATAACATCTAAAAGATCTTCAAGAAAATTTACGTCAAGATAATTTATATCTAGCTCTGTAAACTCTAGTTCGTCTTCTTTAAAAAAGTCTTCTTCTAAATAATCTATATCTAAATCGTTAAAATCTAATATGTTTTTCTTTTGCGTTTGCGTTGTTTCTTCTAAAACAACTTCTTCTTTAGGAGGATTTACAATCAGCATATTATCGATAATATCTAACGTAAGATCTAAAATAACAGGGGAGCTTGGAGATTTTTCAAACACGTCTACGGTTGTAGCTTCGTAAGGTTTGTTAAGGGTAACAGTTCCCATCGCAGTTGTTACCAATATTTCGCCGCTAGCGTTACCAAATTCATCTGGTAAAAGTATTAATAAACTACGACCTGTTTCATCTACAGTAACTGTAAAGTCTGTTCCTCTGATTGCTATATTAGCGGTAGGAGTCTTAAGATCTATATTAGATTTATCTATCTTATTTAAAGAACCAGTAATAAATCTAGCCGTACCCAAACCAAAGGTGATAGCCATTTTAGACTTGCTAGGATTTGGGTCAAAGATATATTCATCTATCGTTAATTGAGAGTGTTCCGTTAGTTTTACTTTTGAATCATCTAAAAACGTAATAGCCATACGGCCATTTGTTGTTATAGCTTCATCGTTTTGTTGGATGTCAAAATCCAACTCGGCATTATACGGTTTTTCTCTTAAAACTCTAGCAGAACCTGATAGTTCAGATATGTTTCCTACATCAACAGCCGGTAGTTGTTCCGCCGTCGTTTTGAACGACGCAAATAGTACCGTTAGAACCAGTAGAGTTGATCTGTAACCAATCAGAAGCAAGCGTTGACGATTGGGTGATATTAAATGTTCTGCTGTTACCTGTTTGGTCGAGGTAGAAATATCCGCCTGCATATCCGCTTCCTGTAAAGTTTATTGTATTACTATCTCCGTCTACATCAACATAATTAGTAGCACCATCATAGTTTATATCAAAATCAAATGTGTTGCTGTCGCCGTTAATTATCCAGTCTAAATCAAGATTTGAAGCTAAAGCACTTGTACCTACATCTAACGTAAAGGTATTAGAGCTTCCGGTAACATCAACATTGAAATCAGAACTGTCTATTCCATAAGTATCTGTTGGATCCCCTTGTATAGTAAAAGTATTACTATCGCCGTCAAACTCAAAGAAACCAGTAATATTATCGCCTAGGATGTCACCTAAGAATTTATTAGTATTACCTATTTGGTTTATATCTAGCGTTAAACTCAAACCGTCTAAATCTAGCGCGGTAAGCGTACCTGCGACAGAGTTAAGACCGCCTATAATATTAGATGAGCCTAATTGCTCTAAGTCTATATTTGCTGTTGCTCCGGACTGCTCAACATATATCTCGTTATCTGCAGAATAAACAGATAATCCAAAAAAAGTTAGTCCTAATATACCGTAGTAACTTACTACTCCTATATCATTTTTATTCATATATCTTCCAATATCCCTTTGTTGTTCCTTCTTTTATTGTTTGTAATACAGCTGTTTCTATAGCTGTTTGTAAGGCAATATTAATAGATTCGTTTCTAACTAAACCGTTTTCTATTTCAACAAGTTCTGTTGAATCGGTTATAAACCTAAACACATCTTGATCAATAGATGCACTTAATATTGTTTTGGTTACGAGAACCTCTAGCAGCACTTTGCCGGTACTGACGGAAACTGTTCGTAAGGATATGGTAACGGTATCTTGTTTGTATTGTCTAGACATTCCTATCCCAAGATATCTAGCACCTGCGCCACCAGATTTTACGTTGCTTTCATATGATATCACGCCTCCTTGCATTATCAAACCAGCAAACATTAAAGGTTGAAGTTTTGTATCTTCTTTAAATTCTTGCCTGGTACTGCGAATAATCTGACGTTCTTTAGTTACGTTATCTAGGCCAACTCTTTCTACAACCTCAAAAAAACCATCATAATTACTACCAGCATGTTTTAAAGCCCTAATAAGATAGGCATCTGGGGCTTGGGTAACAGCAGAAGAAAAAGTTGCATACGAACTATTGCTTCGTCTTTGACCGGTTTGATCGGAAAAAGATCCTTGATAAATAGCTACAACAGGCTTAGGTTTATTATTAGCTTTTATATTGGCAAGTTCTGGAACTAAAAGGGTGCCAACTTCTGGCTTTTCTATTTTTTGTATGGGTGGTAAGTTGTTTTCTAACGGATCTATTATTAAGGCGCAACTAGAAAGTAAAGCTGCCGATAGGAAGAGATATAGTTGTCGTATTACCATCTGAGTCTGTTATATTTAAAGTTATAATTCCGTCAACAACATTATACTCTATTCTATTACCTTCTAATTCTAATACGCCGCTATCGCTAGGTGTTTCGCCAAATAAATTTTCTACCAACTGTCTTGATAGCTGAGCGTAAATTCTAGACTCTAAATTACGTATAAACCTAGCTAAAGTAGTATTTTCTTTGTCTCTTTCTATCTCATCTTGTAACGCTTTTAGCTCTGCTTTAAGCGTCATCTTACGAGTATATTGTTGGTTTTCGATTGTAAGATAGTGGGCAGAAGTGCCAATACCAGAAAATGATGGCGACTTAAATTTATGAACCATTTCATCGGCCCATAACGGATTAGTAAGTAAAAGTATTATAAATAATAAAAATAGCGAAGCTGCTATTCTATATACCCAAATACTATCAGTCTTTTCTTTGATCATCTCTGTCCGCCTTTGCAATTTTATCAATATCTACTAAATTAGGAACTCCTAATAAAGTCTTGAGCAAAACGTCTTGTCGAATACTTTGATTGTCTAAGGCTCTTACTCTGTCTATTAAGCTTACAATAATACCGTATTGGCTATCAAGTTTTGTTGATACTCGTTCTTCCATCGTATTTAAACTTGTTTGAACTTTTTCATCTAAAGTATCAAGCTTGGTTTCCATACCATCAATAATACGATTGATAAGCTTCCAGACAAACATGCCTAGGCCTAAAGCCGCTGCAATAGGAAAACCTAGCTCGGTTATTAAAGCAACAGCTTCAGACATTTATTTTATTGTTTGGCTTTACCTATATTGATAGCCAACAGATCAATAAACTTATACAGCTTACCAATCCATTCATCATCTTTGGGTGTAGATGTTGACGCTGCTACGATTGAAGCAACGGTAACGATTGTAGTTATCCAAGTAACCATACTCATTATACTATCCATTATCACTTTCCTCCTCGGTAGTTTCTACGGATTCTTCTGGCTCAGCAAACTCTTTGAGTTGCTCAACCACCTCTTTTCTTAAAACAGCAACAAACTCTAGTTCTTCGCCATTCCAAGATCCTCTTTTAGCTGCTACATCAATAAGTTGTAACATACCTAATAAAAATTGCTTCTTCTCCATTTTGGTTCTCCTTATATTATATTATTAAAATTAACTATTAGATGATATGTATGCTTTACCAGTTGAGATCGCAGTTGTATAAGATGTTTTATCATCTGAACTACCAGCTACATCTGGAGTTTCATCATCTTCATCAACAGGTGCATACGCTAAAACGATTTCCAAGTGGTCTACGTTTCTTTGTACTATATCGTTGATTTCTGATTGCTCTAGACCTTCAACACTCCAAGTTCCAGCGTTTACTTCGTTAATTAAAGTTACGCTATCCATTGCTGCTGTTAAGACTTCGCTTACTGTTTGTGCCATATTATTCTCCTTTTAAAATTTGTATTTCGGCTTTTAATTCATCTACTTGTGATGAAAGTTCTTGTACTGCTTTAACCAATACTGCTGTTAAATTATCATGAGTTATTTTTAGTTTATCTTCCTCATCATTGTCAACTATTACAGGGCTGTCACCTTCAGCAGTAATAACTTCTTGAGCTAAAAATCCGTATTTAGTTTTACCTATAGGATTATTATCTTCTCTATTGTCTGTAAATTTATAAGATACTGGTCTCAAATCGTTCACCAAGTCTAAACCAACTGGTATATTTTCTATTTCGGTTTTATCTCTAGCATCTGAAGTTACTGTCCAAGCAACATTAATATAAGCATTTGTTATACTGTTATTACCCACTATAACTCTATTACTTTGTGAGGTAAGAGTAAGTGGAGATGAGCTTAGTCCAGCACCACTACCAAGAGTAGTGTTATTACTACCAGTTGTTGAATTTTTGGCTGCTTGTTTACCAACTGCGGTATTATCAGAACCAGTAGTCATATCTTCCATCGCTTCAAAACCAAGAGCAGTATTATGATTACCATTGGTAATGTTAGGTGCGGTATTAAAACCTAATGCTACATTTCCTATAGCTGTGGTAGCATCTAGTAAAGCATTCCTACCGATAGCTACATTATTATCACCAGTTGTAATATTTCTAGCAGCAACATAACCCAGAGCAACATTACCAGCAGCAGTTGTAAGATACTGTAATGATTGTCTACCAACAGCAGTATTAGCACCGCCAGAACCAGT